TACATTCCCAACAACAAATGCCGTAAAATTGCCAGCTGGGACGACTGCTCAACAGCCGACTGGCGTTACGGGAATGATTCGATTTAATACGACCGACACCACCTTTGAAGGCTATAATGGAACAGCTTGGGCAGGAATTGGAGGAGGTGCGGTTGGAGGCGGCGTAAATGCATCTGTAAGCACTTATACAGATCAGGTATTTTTTATTAACAGCAATACTGTTCAATCAAATTATACCATTCCAACCAATGATAACGCTGGATCTTTTGGCCCGATCACCGTGAACAGCGGCGTCACGGTTACCGTTCCTTCTGGCAGCACATGGAGTATTGTCTGATGCCTGTAAAGCTCAATGGCGCAACATCTGGATCGGTAACTATAGACGCTCCTGCTGTTGCCGGAACAACGACACTCACGTTACCTGCAACAACGGGTACATTTAATACTAGTGGCTCAGTAAATGAAGTACCCGCTGGGTCAGTCTCTGCACCAAGTATTTATTCAACTGGCGACACCAACACGGGCATCTTCTTCCCTGCCGCTGATACGATTGCCTTTGCTGAAGGCGGCGTAGAGGCCATGCGGATTAACTCGTCTGGTAATGTTCAAATTTATAATCTTGGACTAGGCAACACTACTCCATCAACAAGCGGCACGGGAATTACTTTTCCAGCGACTCAATCAGCCTCTACTAATGCAAACACGCTGGATGACTACGAAGAAGGTACTTGGTCAGCAGTGGTAGCTGGAGAATCTGGAACGATAACTACATATTCGATAAACACTACATATTACACAAAAATTGGTAACATAGTTAATGCATTTGTTAGATTTGGTGTAACCAATTTAGGCACTGGCTCTAATTTTGTTGTAAGTGGTTTACCTTTTGCTGCGGCAGCGGAATTGTTGGGAATTTGGTCGGAAACTAACACAACTGGATTGACGGGTTTTATGTTTACTACTGTCGCACCAGGAGCAACTTCTTTTACTTCCAGACTAGCAAGTAGCTGGGGTGGGCAATGTTTAGTAAATGGAACTTATACCGTCCAAGTCACATATAAAGTACAATGAGGGGAACCATTATGACGATTACAAAAACAACCAACATCGACCAAATCACCGTGGCTGAAAACGGCACTGTGCTATATCGTGAAGCGACACTAATAATGGAAGATGGCAAAGAACTCAGCAAGACTTACAACCGCACAAGCCTGACACCAGCACAAGACCTCACAGGCCAACCCGCTAATGTCGTGGCAATATGCAATGTCGCATGGACAGATGAAGTCATTGCCGCATATCAAACACAAATTGCAGAATTTAAGGTAACGCCATGACTGTAACCATAAACGGAACCACAGGTATCGCTGGTGTTGATGGCTCCGCTGCCACTCCAGCAGTGCAGGGTGTTGACACCAACACGGGTGTTTTCTACGGCACAGATATCGTAGCCATCTCGACGGGTGGCACGGAAAGAGTGCGTGTTAATGCGTCTGGCAATGTCGGGATTGGCACAGCCTCGCCGTCTGGTCCTTTGAATGTTGTATCTGCCTCTGGGTCTGGTTTAGCAATAGCCATCAATGGTCGTTCTTCTGATAATACTGGAGCCATGTATCTTTATGCTAATGATGGAACTACTCAACAGGCAACAATAATAGCAACTGCATCTGAATTTAGACACTCCTCCGTCCCTGCGGCAGCGGTTCAAACTTTTTACACTAATGCGGCTGAACGTATGAGGATTGATGCGTCAGGCAATCTGCTAGTGGGAATTACAACATCTGACGCAAGACTAAACGTAAAAGGCTCTGGAACAGCAAGCGGCACATTCACGACAAAAATGGCTAATTCTGCTGGAACAATCGGGTTTCAGATCAGAGATGATGGTTATGTCGGAAGCCCGATGATCTATGCGCAAACAAATGCAAACGGAGCAAATGTTACCATAACATCTGACGGTTATATTTACCGTTCAACGTCTTCTCTCAAATACAAACGTGATGTTGAAGATGCAACGCATGGTCTTGCAGAGGTCATGCAGATTCGTCCCGTCACCTACAAAGGCAAATCAGAATCAGATAATGAGAAAATCCTTGGCGGCTTGATTGCAGAGGAAGTTCACGCTGCTGGACTGACTGAGTTTGTGCAATACGCTGAAGACGGTTCGCCGGATGCTTTGGCATACGGCAACATGGTTTCACTTTGCATTAAGGCCATCCAAGAGCAACAGGCCATGATCACTGCTCTAACAGCCCGTATAACCGCACTGGAGGTAACGCCATGAGTACCGTAAAAGCTACTAACTTCCAGAACGCCTCATCTGCTACCGCCAACATGGTAACAGATGCCAGTGGCAATGTGTCCTTTGGCGGCACTGCGGCTATGTCCAGCAGCTTTCTACGCAACCGCATCATCAACGGGGATATGCGGATAGATCAGCGTAATGCAGGGGCTGAAGTAAATCCTGCTGTTAATGGCACATATTATCCTGATAGATGGAAAGCGGCAACTAGTGCCGCATCTAAATTTAAAATTGGTCAAAATGCTGGTGCAGTAACCCCGCCAACAGGGTTTATAAACTATCTTGGTCTAACCTCCCTTTCAGCATATACGGTTGGAGCGTCAGAAGTATTTGGCGTTATACAAGTAATTGAGGGGCTTAATGTTGCTGATTTAGGCTGGGGTACTGCATCCGCTGCAACAGTGACATTATCTTTTTGGGTGCGTAGTTCATTAACCGGAACTTTTGGTGGGTCACTAAGAAATGATGGTGGCACTAGGTCGTATCCATTTACTTACACAATTTCTGTGGCAAATACATGGGAACAAAAGACTGTAACAATAGCTGGAGATACATCTGGAACTTGGCTTACAACTAACGGAACTGGTATAAATTTAATCTTTAGTATTGGCTCTGGCTCAACACTTTCTACAACTTCGGGTGCGTGGGCAGCAGGTAACTATACCTCTGCCACAGGTGCAACCTCAGTAGTCGGCACATCCGGTGCTACCTTCTACGTCACAGGCGTACAGCTTGAGGTTGGCACAGTCGCCACACCATTTGAGCGGCAGATATACAATGCTCAGTTAGCGCAGTGTCAGAGGTATTTCCAGTTAATGGACATGGGTTATGTTTACGGTTATGCACCTTCTGGAAATCAAATTACAAGTAATTACACTTTCCCTGTAGCAATGCGGACGACAGCCACTATTGCGGTAGTTACAAATCCAACATTTGGATCAGGCACGGCTGTTACATCTTATCAAGCTACGTCAAGAATAACTGCTTTTTTTATGACATCTAATGCTGGCCCATATGCAACATGGACTGGTGGTCAATTTTCAGCAGCAGCGGAGTTGTAAATGTATAAGCACACCATAGACCCAGTTACAAAAACAACAAATCAAACGCAGATTTTGCGTTTATCTGACGGTGCGTGGATTCCCTTTGACCCAGACAACACCGACTACCAAGTTTATCTGGCATGGATAGCCGAGGGCAACACACCACTACCCGCTGATGAGTCCGAGTGATGGAAAACTAAAATGACAATCTCATACATCTGGACGATCAACTCAATGGAATCCTATCCTCAAGCCGAGGGTCAGACGGACGTTGTCATAAAAGTCAATTATTCTTGCACAGCAACAGATGAAACGTATTCTGCCGCAGTTGTAGGAATAACGAGTTTGAAATTAGACCCAGACGCTCCATTCACTCCCTACGCTGACCTCACTGAGGATCAGGTCGTCGGGTGGGTAAAAGTCGTTCTTGGGGAAGAGGGCGTTCAGGAACAACAAAACAATGCCGAGCAGACGTTGGCTTATCGTTTTTATAATCCCGTCACTCTTCCAAATCCTTGGAGCGCGTGATGACCATTGACCTTCAATTCATCGCAAACCTTGCCGCGATTGTGGTGTTCGGAGTTATCGGGTATTTTTACCGTCAGTTGGTAAGTGATATTCAAAAGATCTCGTCCACGATTAACGACATGAAAGTGGACATGCCGACAAACTATGTTCGGAAAGATGAGCTTTCAACGCACATGGTTCGCATTGAAAACATGCTGAATAAGATTTTTGACAAGCTCGACAACAAGGTGGATAAATAACATGGCCATTACATACACCTCAAACAAAAACATTCAGGTTCCTGCGCTGAACGACGTAAATTGGAACGTTCCGCTCAATGCGAACTGGGTTGAATTGGACCAACTTGCGGGATCCTCTTTCCCGATTTCTATTGGGACTGGAACAACGGTTGCTTTGACCAGTGCAACAGCGGCAGTTTCTAGCGTTTATTGGTATTCAGCGCAACAGCTTGTTGTTACAGCAACTGGAAATTTAGTAGCAAACGCAATAATAACTCTCCCTGCAAACATCACTGGCACGGGAACGATGGGCGGGTCGTGGATTGTTATCAATAACATAACAAGCGCACAAGCCGGAATTTACACTTTGACTGTGAAGCCAGCGAGCGGGACTGGAGTTATAATCAAACCTGAAAAACAGGCTATTATTTTTTATGATGGAACAACTGTAGAATATGCTGACACGAATTTGTTAACCCAACTCGATACAATTGATGGGTCATTAACGGTAGCTGGGGCGACAACATTAAATGGTACAGCAACATTAAATGGCGCAACATCAATTACTAGCACTGCAACGTTTTCAGGTGCAACAACATTTAATAGCACAGCAAATTTTACAGATAAAATTGGGCTTAACGGAAGCTATGGCACTTCCGGACAAGTTTTAACATCAGCAGGAGCGTCTGCCGACCCAACATGGACCACGGTTACAACAACAACTTCTACGACACAGGCATCTACGTCTGGGACAGCGGTTACTTTTACGGGCATACCTTCGGGAGTAAAAAGTATTATAGTGACATTAAGTGGTGTTTCAACAAATGGATCATCACTTTTGCAAATTCAAATTGGGTCCGGTTCAATTTCAACAACTGGGTACGCAGGAGTTTCATCGCTAATAGGAGCTTCTGGCGTTGCGTCTAGTCAATATCCAGGTGCGGGGTTTTATTTATTTTTTAGCCCCACATCGTCGGCAAATGTTACAAACGGATCTTTAATAATTACAAATATATCCGGCAATATTTGGGTTGGTTCTGGAACATTTGGGCTTGAAAATGCTACTCTATCAACAGTAACCAATGGCAAAAATACATTATCCGGCGTTCTTGACCGTATTAGCCTTACCACAGTAAACGGCACAGACGCTTTTGATGCTGGTTCCGTTAACATTATGTACGCCTAAGCAAGGGTTTTTAAATGGATCCTTTTACGCTGCTAGCGAGTGCGCACAAATGAAATACATGCTAGCGGTTGCATTTTTGGTTTTGTCGGGGTGCGAAGATCGCTACCGCTACCCATGCCAAGACCCGAAGAACTGGGATGCGCCTGAATGCAATCCGCCCATCTGCACCGCATCTGGAACTTGCTCCGCCGATACCCTGAAACAAAATCCATGCGGAGCAATTGCGCGATGAGGATAAAGGAAGACGAACTCCACGCACTTCTCCAGTTTATCATTGGCATCAGCCTGTGCCTGACACTGACGGGAACTGTTTTTGCCGTGCTTTACAGCTTGATTTTTGTCGTGCAACCAATCGACGGACAAGCACCGAATGATCAAGAGTTCTTCAAATTAATTGCTCCAATCGCTACGTTTCTGACAGGGACGTTGTCGGGTATCATGTTGGGTTCTAAATCAACCGGAGGTAAGGACGATGGATCTGCTTAAAACATTTGGCCCATTGCTTGGGTCAGTCGCGCCAACCTTGGCAACAGCCTTGGGCGGTCCTTTAGCGGGTATGGCAACGAAGGCACTGTCTATGGCACTGCTCGGCAACGAGGACGGGTCGGAGGACGATATACGGGCGTCTTTGCTTACTGCCTCGCCTGAGCAACTTGCGTCTGTCAAAAAGATTGACGCTGATTTCCGTGTCCAAATGAAAAGCCTTGATATTGATCTAGAGGCTCTTGCGGTGGACGATCGCAAGTCGGCAAGGGCAATGCAAACTGAAACCCGCGATTTCATCCCAAGACTTTTGGCGGTGTCAGTAACCGTTGGTTTCTTTGCCATCCTGATTTACATGCTTGTCTATGGTTTACCAACAACAGGCAACGAGGCATTGTTGTTGTTACTTGGTGCGCTACAGACGGCGTGGGGTGGCATCATCGCATTCTACTTTGGGTCTTCATCCGGTTCTCA